GCTTTAAACCGCGGCAACGGTTTAAAGCCGAGTGAAAACCCTTGCGAGGAAATTTCACATACCACTTCGGAGAAGCAGTAATGGAAAGAATAACACTCAATTATTCATTGTGGTACCACCAAAACCAGTTTTACAAGGTGGAAAAGGGGCAGAGTATCAAGCTATCTCGTAATGAGATGGAAGATTTGTTTGAGGCAAAGCGAATTTACGTGGCCGCGGTTTATGACGGTAGGGCTATTTAATGGAAAACCTTTACACACCGGTACTGCGTTACCACGGCGGTAAGTTTCGTTTGGCTAAGTGGATTATGAATTTTTTCCCTACCCACCATTGTTACGTAGAACCATTTTCTGGGGCGGCATCGGTATTGCTTCAAAAGACAAGGTCGCATGGTGAGGTTTATAACGACCTAGATAGTGATATTTTCAATTTGTTTCATGTGCTTAGAAATGAAAAAAATGCACAGCGCCTGATAGAACTCTGTCATTTAACGCCATACAGCAGAGATGAATTCAAACTCGCGTATGTACTTACAGATGATCCTATTGAAAGGGCAAGAAGAACAATAGTTCGCAGCGCCATGGGGTTTGGTTCTGGAGCCGCTACTTTTCACAAAACAGGTTTTCGATGTGAAGCCAAACGTCAGTATCGAACAAGTGCACATGTTTGGAGCGATTATCCTGAGGTTTTGTCGTATGTTTGCGAACGTCTGCAGGGGGTTAACATCGAGAACCGACCTGCGCTAGATTGCATTCGCTATCACGATCATGAGGATACTTTGTTCTATGTTGATCCTCCATACATGTTAGCGACACGAAAGCTAAATTCATCCAAAAGTGTTTATCAACATGAGATGACGGCAGAGGAGCATGAGTCCTTACTGCAATGTTTAACATCTGTTGACGGAATGGTGGTGTTGTCTGGATATGATTCAGAACTTTACAACGATCATCTCTCAAGCTGGCGTAAGGAAACAAAATCTGCACGTATTTCAGCAGGCAAAGGTACAGGTATCAGGCAAGAGTGTCTTTGGGTTTCACCAAACTGCAAAGATAGAGAGGAGGTGGCTTAATGGCTAAAGAACGTATCGAACGAGATTTCTATCCAACACCTTCTTGGTGTGTGAAAGCCTTATTGGACTGCATCGAGTTTCGCGACGGGGATGTTATCTCTGAACCTTGCCGTGGTGATGGCCGTGTAACGAACGAGCTACCAAGCGGACACTCTATCAAGTACGCGGAGCTGGCTGAAGGTATTGATTACCTAAATCCCAAGAAAGACATGTCTGCAGATGTGATCATTACCAATCCACCTTTTAGTTTGGCGTTGGAGTTTATCGCAACGGCTATGACTCGCGACCTACGGCATGACGGCACTATGTGCTTTCTACTTCGCCTCTCTATGTTGGGCAGCAAAGGTCGTGCAGATTTCTGGCGTTCTTTCCCTTGGACAAACCAACTTATCCTTACACCAAGACCGTGCTTTGTTCATGGTGGCAGTGATAACTCTGAATATGCGTGGATTTGTTGGGATAGAGGAAACCGTATTAAACGCCCTGCGTTCTGGACGTTGAAGAAAGAAGAGGTGGAATCATGAAAGTCATTCCAATGATCTTCAATACAGAAATGGTCAAAGCGCTTCTTAGTGGATGCAAGACAGTTACTCGTCGTCCGGTCAACCAGTTCGGTGAATTTAATTTTGTGGTAGAGAGCGACCAAACAAAAGAGCGTTATGTTACCGATGAAAATAACCCTTATCAAAAGTGGCTTAAGTATCCTATTAACATCGATGATTTGATTTATGTACGCGAAACTTTTCAGGGACCGTTGTTTGACGCTGACAAGGAGTCTGATTATCTGAATGATAGAGATAAATACAAGCATCACAGTCATTGTGTTTATGCAGCTACTGACCCAAAACCTTGTTTCTTTGATGTTGATGCTGATAGCACCGTTAGTCGATGGAGACCTTCCATTCACATGCCTCGTTGGGCTAGCCGTTTAACTTTGAAAGTTACTGGTGTTCGGATTGAGCAAGTGCAAGAAATCACGGTAGACCAAGCGATAAAGGAAGGTATTAGCCATCATTCTATGAACTGCCCTAAAGCCGAATTTGGTCAGTTGTGGAATGAGCTTTACGGTAATTGGACCGAGAACCCTTATGTGTGGGTCATTGAGTTCGAAGTAATACATAAAAATGTTGATGAGGTGCTAAATGGCTAGGCTATTCGAAGTGGTTCGAGAATTGTCTGGTCCAGCGGCTTCGATCAGTATTCCTCGTCCTTATATTAGATTCTGTGATGGTAATCATAACCATGCTGCTGTTCTTTCGCAGTTGGTGTTTTGGTCCAGTACTAAGCCAGATGGTGAATGGTTTTATAAAGCGAATGATGAACTGGCAAGTGAACTTGAGATGTCTGTTGATCAGGTTCGTTATGCTGTTCGCCAGTTAAAAACTCGTTTGGATGGTGTAATTCAAAGTCGAGTAAGAAAGGCTAATGGTGTGCCTACCACACATTACCAATTGGATGGTAATAAGCTGGTGGAGTTGCTGTTTCCTAAGGTTGAACAAGATTCCCAAATCGATATGGGAAAATTACCAGAACGGGATAACCAAAACGAAAGCGGACAGAATCCCCAAATGGATTCGGTAAATTTACCAGATGGAAATGGGAGTATTACCGATTCCATCTGTGAAAATCCCCACATCCAAGGAAGTGGGAATATTACCGATTCCATTAACAGATCCGAACCATATACGAACAAACAGATCTCTAATGTTCCGAGCCCGCTCGAAACCGACAAACCGTCGGAACCAATTTTGTTTGAAATCCCCCTCAAGGGGAAAAATTCGGTGCATCAAGTAACCCAGTCGGATTTATTCGAATATCGAGAATTGTACCCAGCTGTAGATGTGGCTCAGCAACTCCGAAACATGATTGGATGGAGCAAAGCTAATCCTACACGGCAAAAAACTGCTGCGGGGATTAAGCGCTTTATCCATTCATGGCTTTGCAAGGAGCAGGATCGAGGATATGCAGCGCCAGGTAATAAAACTCAGACTTCTACTGCAGATGAACGAGTTGTTTTAAAGCGCAAAATTCAACAGATTGAAATCGATATCAACAATGAAAATGCTGCATTGATTGCGTTCCAGCAACGTAAGTCACCTTCTTCGGAAGAAGCCGCCAAATCTTCAATGCGAAAGATTAAGGAAATGATGGCTCAAAGAGAAGCTTGGCTTCAGGAACTTGGGGGACTCGATGGCTAACGAAAAGGATCTGGTTGCACTGATGCAGTCTCGCAGAAAGCTATGGACTGCAGGAGAGTTGTGTTCTGCGTTAGATGTTCATGTATGCACTTTGGTTCGATTGGTTGCCCGAGCTCGAAAGTCAGGAACACCAGTACAGTATGAAAGTGGTGAACACACGGGATACACGAGTAAGTATTTATTGGTGGAGGGATGAGCATGTTTGAACTTAGTACCCAAACTGAAATGACGATGAGTAGTCGTGAGATTGCGGAGTTGACGAAGAAAGATCACAAGAATGTTTTACGTGTTATTCGTTCTCTAATTGATGGTCAAGTTTTAGTCGCTCAAATTGAGCCACTAAAATTTGAGTACCGAGGACAATTGTTTGATTACTTCGAACTGGGCAAACGTGATTCTTTAGTTGTGGTTGCTCGTCTTTCACCAGAATTCACTGCTGCAGTTGTCGATCGTTGGCAGGAACTTGAAAAGAAAAGTCAGGTGTCGGTACCTGCTACTTTTGCTGAAGCACTGCAGTTAGCTGCGAACCAGGCTAAAGAACTTGAAGCTAAGAATCAGCAGTTGGCAATAGCAGCGCCAAAAGCTGAATTTGCTGATGCGGTAGCTGGTGCAGATAAAGGTGTTCTTCTTGGTCAGTTTGCCAAAACGGTTGGTTTAGGTCCTATAGCGATCTTTCGTATCTTACGTGAACTGAAAATATTCATGAGTCGTGGCAGTTCTTACAACCTCCCATACCAAGAGTTCGTTGAACGCGGTTATTTCACAGTGAAGCAAGGAACGTACGAAACAAATTCGGAAACCAGAATCAGCCACACAGCGATGGTCACCGGGAAAGGTGAAATTTGGTTACGAAAAAAATTAATTGAAACGGGACACTTAAAGGCGGTAGCTGCGTGATGATCATTCGAGTACTACCTAATAGTAAGGCTATTGATGCTTTGTGTATTTGCTACGAAAAGAAACGTATTTATCAGCATGAAGGTAAGCAGTATTACGTGAAGTCTTTGAATGTTACTGGCGCTGGCCGTTCGACTCGTCTTGAGGCAGAACTTGAGCCTGTTTGGAACCTTGAGGGAGTGTTAGGTTGAAGAAAGTTTACATTGCCGGTCCCATGACGGGATTACCTGAGTTTAACAAGCCAGCATTTTTTGCCATGGAAGAAAAATTGAAACTCCGTGGGTGTATTGTCATGAATCCTGCGATTCTGCCTGATGGCTTTGAGTGGGAAGAGTACATGGACATCTGCATTCCAATGTTAGCTTGCTGCGACACGGTGGTGTTTTTGGATGGATGGCAGCTTTCAAAAGGGGCACGCTTAGAATACAACAAAGCGGTCGAGATGGGTAAGCAGCTGGTTACTAAGCCGTTGCTTGAGCAAGAGGTCAAGGCCGTCGCGTGATTGATGGATTGAAGTAGTACAATATTGTGGGCCCCCCAAGTAATGGTAAGATTGGATAAAAAGGAGTCGATATGTCCATTCAAGGTTTTGATAGAAGAGAATTTTTAAGTACATTGCACGAGGTTGTTTCAGCTGCTAACCCTATCGATGATATAAACCACCTTTATGGTCGAAATAAGCAAGTTGAAGACATCGAAATGGCACTCTATGCCAAAGGGCGTCACGCATTTATTTATGGTGATAGAGGAGTCGGGAAATCATCATTGGCTCACTCGGTCGCCTATTTGATCCAGTCTTCAGATAACAAGCCTATTTTTGTTAGTGGCGAACCTGCGTCGACTTTGGCAAGCATCACTAAGGTGATTTGGGCTCATGCTATTGCGAACGTGGACTTCACCAAACGAAATGAGAAAGTTAGCATTGGTCCAAGATTTCTCAACTACCAATCATCGTCTGAATCCAATGGTCAGCCACGTGAGATAGAAGTGTCTGATACGACATCTGCGGCCATGGCGATTAATTCGCTTACTGAGTGGCACTCCGAAATTCCGGTTATAGTGATTGATGAGTTTGATCAAATCCCTGAAAAGGTGCGTGGTGAGTTTGGCATTTTGCTAAAACAGCTTGGGGATATGGGCTCTAAGGTGAAGCTTATCTTTACTGGGATTGGAGATTCCTTACATGATTTACTTGCGGGCCATTTGTCGAGTTCAAGACAGCTACACCAAGTGAAGCTCGATGTTTTATCTTGGGATGGTCGCTATGAGATCATCAAGAATGCGTTCGGACGTTTTGGTGTAAAAATTCCCGATGATATTCGGTACAAAATTGCAGGCTTGAGTGATGGCTTTCCAAGTTATATTCACCTTATGTGTGAGATGCTACTGAGAGAAGCATTTCGCGCAGAGGTTGTAGTTAGTGAGGTAACGCATCAGCAGTTTGTGAGTGCGTTGAATGCGTCTATTGAATCTGTCGTTGAGACTTTACGCAATAGTTATGATAAAGCCACTTTGGGTCGTAACGAGAATTTCCATTATATCTTGTGGGCTATGGCTGACTCTGCTGATTTAGTAAGACAATACCCTCAAATTTATTCGTCCTATCAATATATTGTTGAAAAGCTGGATAGCAAAACAAGGATAGATCTAGAACTGGGCGAAGTGGAAAAGTTAGGTGTTGTTATGCTTGACGAAGCGGCATTTAAGCGTGAGTTTGTAAAGTTGAAAAAAGATAAATTTGGCTCAGTCGTACAGAATGCGTTGGGTGGTCGCCCAGGGTGGTTTAAGTTTTCAGAGAATATGCTCCGAGGGTTTGCGCGTATGGTTGCTGAAGGAAAGGGTATTACTCTGGACTTTGAGCGTCACTACACTGCAATGACAGCATCATCGAGAAGTATCTCCACTAAAGGTAGCTATCAGCCACTCACACCTGTTGAGCATGCGGTTGATCGCAGTAGAAGGAAGGACTAGTCCATGTTACGCGTCAGCTTGGATGTGGTCCCGACACTGGATGCCGCACTCATTCCGCTAAGCCCAAACAAAGACGCCATTCAACGGTTGCTGGTGGACGGTAAGATTGGGTTGGTTTCTCCTAATCAGCGTTTGGCCACAAAGACCGCTGGAGGGTTGTCTTCAGATGACCTCTCTTTAGTGGCGTTCTTCTCACATGAAGATGTTCAACTGCTTATCGGTAGAACTGCTCGTTATGTTGATACTATTTCCGAGTGTCAGCTAAAGGATGACGGCTACTGTAATCATAATTTGAAAACTCGGGTAACAGGCGAGGGCGCGATTCGTTTGTGTTGGCATCATGACAACATGGCCGACGACAGTCACCAAGCGTTTTCGATAGCTCGAAAGAACACGGTTCGCCACGGCCTGATGGTTGTCTCTCGCCAGCTGCATGGAGAAGTTCGGCGTATTACGGATGTTGATTTATGCTGGTGGGCCGTTCGCAATGATGTGTATCCACTGCTTCCCCTGACTGTTCTCGATCGTCAGTTCAAACGAGAAGAGGGCTGCAAGCGAGTTGGTGTCCTCGGAAGCGTGGATACGGATGCACGGTATGTATTTGAGAGCCAGTGTGACCAGCTCAAACGACTAGCAAAACCAGTTCTCAAATTGGTTATTGATGACGATCCACCAGCGATGTACTTGAGAAAACCTAAGCCAATTCGATGGGAGAGTGATAAATACCTTTCGTTCGTGCGAAAGCTACCTTGTCGAGTATGCGGTAAAACTGCAGGTATTGCTCATCACCTAATAGGCCACGGTGAAGGGAAGATGGGGAGCAAGTCTTCAGATATGTTCACCATCCCATTGTGTCATGAACACCACCAAAATCTGCACCTCGATATGAATGCCTGGGAAGACCAACACGGTGACCAGCTCTGGCATGTGAAGGAGACGATAAATAGGGCGCTGGTGGTTGGTGCTATTGAATAATATTTATCCTAGAGCCTATTAACAAATTATTGATATAGTGGTGATTATTTCCTCATGGTGTAACGATAGTGGACAAAGATGAAGTTTATGAGTTGAAAGGTTTGTTTGGTACAGCGATAACTTTCGATTCACTCTTGCAGTTTCAATCATTCGTAAACAATGAATTGGAACAATTCAACAGTTATAAAATGAACGTTTACAACGGAAAATCAGTTGCGATGAACACCATTCATAGTCAACTAGCTATTCTGAAACGTCAGATTGATCTCGCTGTAAGGAGTTCCGAACAATATAAGCAAGTACCCGCGCAAAATATTAAAAGCTTAAATACGCAGATGGTTCAATTGTCTAGCGTTTGGGCACCGCATGAGCACCCTGTGTTTATAAGGTTGAAGCAGATTTATCATGATTTTGGAACAAATGGTGAACAGGTGTTTTGGGCTAATGTTATTGGTGGATTTAAACAACCAGCTAACCATTTACAAATGATGGGGGCTCTAAGTGCTTATGAATTTCTTTCTAATCGACGCAGTCTTGTAGAAGTATCGAATACAGATCGTGATTTTATTGAAGAAAATTATAATAAAGCGGTGACAAAAGGAAATGAGTTAGAGAGCTTCAGCGTGAACTTACAAGAGCGTGTCTCTCAGTGGGAGGACAACTGCCAACACGAGTGGAATGAATGGCAAGACACTTGCAATAGTACTTGGAGTTCTCTTACAGAAGAAAAGAATGCAGAGTGGGAGAAGGAAAAAACGTCATTTAACACCGAGCGGTTGGAATTGCTGGAAGGAGCAACAAAGAAGCTTTGTGATTTGGAAACCGCTTATCAAGAGCACCTTAAGCTGGAGAAACCCGCAAAATATTGGTCTGATGCTGCAAAAAGGTACAGTGATGCAGGAGCCTGGTGGGGGGCTGTTTTAGCTTTATTAGTCCTCGTAGGTATTGTTGGCTTCGTGCATTTTTATAGCAAATTTCTCATGGGCCAGGAGCTTGGTGTATCTCTTGATACAGTCAAAGGTGTTGTTCTATTCGTCACAGGTATTACTGTCTACGGATTTCTAATTCGGGTCGTTTCTCGCTTGTTGATGAGTACTATTCATTTACAAAGAGACTCTGAAGAACGGGCCCAACTTACGTACTTTTATTTATCTTTAATCAAAGACGGGGCCATAGACGAAGATTCTCGAAATATTGTTATTCAATCATTATTTAGTAGAACTGAAACAGGTTTAATTACAGGCGACTCATCACCAACAATGCCTACGGTTGATGTTTTGAAGAATATAAAACTAGGGAACTGAGTTGAAACACAAGGCCCAACATTAGTCGGGCCTTGATTATTTTATTTTCCGCAATTGCAAATCGGGATGGGAAAAGCACTTCCAGGTCTTGCGTAAACTACCTTTCCATCTTTATTTGTCTTAGAGCGTCTAAAAATTAATTCACAAGTATTGCCACATTTAGAGCAAGTTGTTGAAGCAGCCATGTTGGCCTCCAGATTATAGTTTAGTTAGTCATAGCCCCTAGCCGTAGGATAGAGGCTAGGAAGATTACTTACCGCAGTTATTGCAGTGAGGTATGACTAAGCAGCGTTTACCTTTTTTCGGGTAGATAACTTTGCCATTTTTAGTCACATGACTGACAAAGCTCACCTCACAAGGTTGCTTACACTTAGGGCAGTATCCGCTTTTCATAGCGCCACTCTCCTTAAGATATGAGAGGTTGTCCGCACTAATGTGTCTTGCGTTTTAAGGCAAAAAGTCTATAATCTGAGTTGCTAAACAGAGATTCAGACTCGGTTAACTCTCGGGTTAGAATTATCCCTAGCTTTAGTTTGGTCGCTTAAGCTAAGGTACCTAATAAGCCCCTTTCCATGGTCATTGGTCGGGGCTTTTTACATATAGAAATCAAAAGAAAGTTGTTCTGTTTGATATCCCATATTTTCTAAAATCACTTCCGCAAAGCTATCTGCCTGCCACTCAGCATCTTCTTCCATTACTGGTGGTCTAGAAGAGTGGTGGAGTAGAGCTCTGTGCCCTAAAAACAAGTGGCCTAATTCATGTAGCATTACACCCAAAGCTTCTTTTTCACCCATGCATGCATTCAGGTATATTCTTTCTGGAATGCTTACAGTAAGTGTGTTTGGGTCATAATGCCCTTTTGTGAGATTTAGCCATTCATTGTCGGGGACTACGTTTAGGGTAATCCCCAGTTCGGATAATGCTTCAAATGCACTATCCAAGTTCTTTTTATTTTTTCTAGTGAAGCCAAAATATTTACCAATATGTATGGCTCGCGATGCTATTTCATTTAGCATCATAGGTTCGACTCTATTTCCACGTAATTGGTACTGATTCACTATTACTTCCCGTGTTTATTCATCTCCTCCATTAGTGCAGCAAATTTTTTTAGCTGCTCTGGAGTAAATGGTGAGTTTGCAAATCCTGCTACTAGCATTTGTTGTTGCTGAGAGAGTCCGTCAAGCGACACACTCTGGTTCGCGACATCTGCTAATTGCTCTAAGTTTTCTATTTTATGGCCTTTAGAAGAAAAGAACTTATCAATCTTCTTCACCCAGTTTTTTGAAATCTTTTTACTACCAGTCTCTAAGCCACTCAGAAAAGCTGCCGACGTCTCTAGCTCTTGAGACATGGTTTTAAGTGTATAACCTACATCTATGCGTGCTTTGCGGACTGTCTTGCCAAATTCTGTAAGTGCCATTTTGCTACCTCCTGAACCCTCTGTAAGTGTGTATGTGAGGGCTTTGATAAGAATATAACTCTAACGGTTATTTGATTCAACTAAAAAGGTTAAATTTATTTTAGTTTTAGTCAATCTCGTTTGTCAATAGTAGTTCTGGCAATTTATACAGTTGTGTTTATCTACAGTGATGGAGGTGAGTTGTATCAAAGAAGGGGCGGCTGCTTTTTTTGCTGCTTGTTTTTAGGTATCAATTCATGTTGTTACCATGTACATTCTTCTTTGGCCGGATTTTATCGGCCATTCATGTCTTGGCCGGAAAATTCCGGCCATTTATGTGGAGGCCGGATTTTATCGGCCATTTATGTTGGAATAGTGTGTGAGGAAAATCGTGTTGCTAGCGGGTGTCATAACAGGAGATATTGTTGATTCTGGTAAACTATCTAAAGAAGAACACAAAAATTGCCTCATTAGTCTTGACCGAATGATTGAAAAGCTTGCGAATTCATACGGGACTAAAGGAGACGTATTTCGTGGAGATGAGTTTCAATTATTTGTTCCAGATTACTGGCATTCTCTGAGGTATGCGATAGTACTAAGATTGTGCATTATGTTCACTGTTAAAAATGCAGATGCACGAGTTTCACTAGGAATTGGCCAGTATTCTGATTTAAACGATGAGTTAAGGAAAACTGCGAAAGGAGAAGCTTTCGAACTCTCTGGACGTGGGCTCGGTAACATTAGAGATGAGAGGCTGAAAATCTCTCTGGCAAATGTCGATGTGCAGAGCAGTTCTATAGGTTTATTAATTCGTCACTTGGATAGTATTGTCACTGGGTTAAGTCAAAAACAGGCAGAAGTTCTAATCCCTAAGTTGTTGTATCCGAACCGAACGCAAACGCAGTTATCTGATGAAACCGGAATACCAAGAAGAACAATTTCAAATCGTCTGCAGGCTGCGAACTCAGTGCTGTTGATAGATACGATAGAATTTATTGAAAAAGAGCTTAAAGGGATATTTGATGATTAGTGATGCTGCCAATATTTTTTTCTTATCCCTCTTTCTTGGTCATATCGTTGGTGATTTTTTTCTTCAACCAGACCGTTGGGTAAAAGAAAAACTAGATAACAAAATTAAATCTAAATATTTGGTTCTGCACTCATTTGTTCATGGAGTGATCTCGGGATTAATTTTTAGTGCTTTACTTTGGGGTTATACTACCTCTCCAGTTATTAATTTCTTCTTTGTTTTTGGATTTGTTTCAGTGTCTCACTGGTGCATTGATGTGATCAAAACATATTTGAATCGCAGATACATATGGTTCGTACTTGATCAAGTGTCACATGTATTAATACTTGCGATACTTACATATGGGATGGTTTATGAACGTGAGATAGATAACATTTTCAATTGGCTTAAAACTATTGATTACTCGATAGTCCTTCCTATCTTGATTTCTTACATGTTAATGCTTAAACCTACAGCGGTTTTGGTCGGTGAAGTGTTAAACAAGTGGACTATGCAAGTCAATGGTAGTGCGAATAAGGGACTGAAAGATGCTGGGAAATATATAGGTTACATAGAAAGGATCTTAATACTAACATTTGTCTTAACATCTCAATATGCCGCTATAGGTTTTGTTCTCGCTGCTAAATCAATATTTCGGATGGGTGACTTGAGAGATGAACATGATAGGCAGTTTACCGAATATGTCATGGTTGGGACGTTGTTTTCTGTCAGTATTTCGCTGTTCTGTGGCCTTTTCATTGTTTACGCTCTAGGTCTGAAATAGGCCTTTACCAAGAATCTTGTGGTAGTCTTTTAATGCTGTCTATAAATACAGTGTTATCTGATTCGATTCTTGGAGGGATTATGGGATTAGCAGTAGATATTGAACATTGGGAAATGCCTGCGGCTATTGGCATGGCGACAGAGGGAATCCGAGCTAAGTACAATGTTGGTGCTGGTGGCGGTGGTTATGGCGCCTCAGATTATGAAATTGGTTCAAAGTTAGATGGCGCTAAGGTTTTGACTGCAGTTGAGCGCATCGCAAAGAAAGAACCGCACTTGGCTGATTGGAGTATGTTCGCGTATGCATCCCCACTTTGGAATTCTACAGACAATAAGGTGAAATTATTTGAGACCATTCTGAATGATTGGGTTGTAAATTCTGCTGAGCGTGGAGTAATGATCCAACAGCGAACTTATGAACGAGTTAAAATACTACTACCTTTAGTTGCTGGTGGTTTTGCCCTAGATCTTGTCGGTGGCGCTCAAACATATCAATCTGCGAATGGTGTCCATCATCTACCAGTTTACTCTCGTGCGCATCTTATTCATCTACTGGTCGACTATGACACTAAGGTTAAGAATGATTTTACTGATGGCTTTAAAAATAAGCGTACTCGTTACTATCAAAATCATTGGTTTGAATGGGAAAGCCGTGTGGAGAGCATCAGAACGTTGTTAGGCCTGTATGATAAGAAAGCTCGAAAAATGTTTATGAAAGAGCTTGAAAACAAAACCGTAGCAAGTTAGTGTGTGAATTCACAGTATGGATATCTATACATGATTTTTAAAGGTCGCTTTTAAAGCGGCCTTTTTTGTATGTGTGATTAATATAAGTCACCACTTAGTTTTCTTTAATCATTAGAGTTTGTGAACATTCAAAGCCACGTATTCGCGTGGCTTTTTCTTTTTCAAGGGCAAGTCATGCTTCATTTATGTAACTTCTCTCAGGTCGGATTTACCAATCGGGTCAATGCTGCGCTATTTAATGGTAAATGGATGGCGAGTCAAAGAAATGGTGTGGTTCGTTATGTTTCAGTTTATGCCTTTTTGAAAGCCCAGGGCATGCGGATCCCACTTAGCTATTTAGCGTATACACTCGCAACGGTTTATCACGAGACTGCGCGATACATGCAGCCGATAGAAGAGTTTGGTAAAGGTGATGGCTATCCCTATGGTGTACCTGATGAAGTTACGGGACAGACTTACTATGGTCGCGGTGATGTTCAAACCACGTGGAAACGAAACTATGAAACACTCGCGCCACTATTGTTCAAAGTGAACATGAGTGGAAGAGGCGTTGACATAGTGACGGAACCTAGCAAGTTGCTAATACCATTCTATTCCGCTCAGGCTACCATCATTGGTATGAACACTGGCTTATTCACGGGCAAGCAGTATTCGGATTATCTCGATTTAGAAACGCCTGATTATGTGGGTGCACGTCGCATCATCAACGGAACAGACCAAGCGCATACTATTGCCGGATACGCTCATGAATTTGAACAAGCACTGCGTGTTGGTTTTGGCGCGAAGATTGACCGTGATCTTATCAAGATAGGTTCGAGTGGTGGTGACGTTCGAGAGCTGCAATTGAACCTGAATTTAAACCCTGATGGTAAGTTTGGCAGCAATACCGAAATGGCCGTTAAGCAGTTTCAGCTATTTATGAGCTTGGACGCTGACGGTATTGTCGGTAAAGCGACTTGGAAAGCGTTAGAAGATGAATGTTATTGGGGAGACGCAATATGAAGTATTTCGTTTGTCTAGTGTTTGCATTCTCTCTCATTGGCTGTACTAACGTGACGTATTTAGAAAACGGAGCCACCAGCGACGATTGCTCTAGTAGTGTTGAAATTAGTACTACAGGAATTACTACGACGAACCAGTGTAGTGATGGTGAATCAGTGACAAAAATAAAAGTGGGGTAATTGTGAAGGTAATGAATGTGATCTTGTCTGTAGGCGCATTGATGCTCGTTGGGTGTTCAAACTATCACATTGAGCAAAATAGTCGAAATGGTCTGAAGTGCGCGGAACAAGAGATGCGCGGTAACACTATCGTGAACACCAAATGCGACGTTCATATTGATGGTAGTCAGCCAGATAGTTCAAAGCTCAAACCGGAGTAACGACGACCATTGCGACCTGGGTTGCAATGGGTCCTTTGGGCGTTTTCATGCTCTTACGGGTGTGCATAGGCGCAGAGGCCCGCTCGGTGAAAATTTTTTTTGATTTTTCACAGTTTCCGGTTCCGGTTTTTTAAAGGTGTTTTTTTGTAATGAGTGACCTGTTTTTTCCAGATAAAAAATGGACGCAAGCCGACATTTCCAAATTACTAAATATTAGCGAACGTCAGGTTCGAACCCTTATCAAACAAGGGGTTTTACCAGCAGCCAAAGGTCGTGATGGTATGAATCCATTGACTTGTATTCATGCCTACATCGCTTACAAGTCCCGTGCAAAAGAGCCTCAAAACAAACCGGAAACCGATGATCAAAATGCGGAAGAATCGTTTGAAAAGGCTGAGCGCAAACTCAAATTGGAAGAGCGCCGCGAATCTATCGCAATGAAACGAGCGAAACGGGTTTTGTTCGAAAAGAGTTACGCTCCTATTGAGGTGATTGTCGATACACTGCAGCAGGTTGGTTCACGTATCAACACTCGTATAGATGGACTGCTGCCCAAAATAAAAACGGCTTGGCCTGACATGCCACCTGAAGCGATTGAAGTGTTGGAGGCCGAAATCGCAGCAACCATGAATGAGTGTGCCGATGTTCAACCAGATTTGTCAGACTACCTGGATAGCGATGAAGAGAGCTGTCCATCTTGGATTGATGGGGGTGAGGAAAACTCCGCCAGTTAGTGGCACTGAGTGGGCGAACCAACATTTCCGCTTAGCTTCCGGTTCGTCTCAAGAAGAAGGGGCTTGGGTTACCCTCTATTTCCAAGTCGCCATTCTTAATATGATGTGCAACCGCTCGATACGCCGTCTGACTTTTCAAAAATCTGCGCGTATCGGTTGGTCCAAAATGTTAGTCGCTGCGGTTTCCTGTTTACTGCATCAATTCAAAACCAACACCGTTATTTATCAACCCACTGATGATGATGCGAAAAACTTCACCATCGACGAAATCGACGGCGCTTGGGAAGAAATGCCCCTTATCCGTCGCATCTTCCCTTTTCTCTTTGCTCGGGACCAAAACAACACGACCAAGAAGAAAGTGGGCTTAGGTTGGATCCTCGACATTCTTGGTGCGGCCACACCGAAAAACATGCGTCGAATTACCAAAGGCGCATTATTTGGCGATGAGATTGATGGCTGGGATTGGGAACTGGGCAAAGAAGGCGACCCAATCTCATTGGCGCGGACTCGTTTGGAGGGCGCTGCGTTCCCGATGGAACGATGGGGAACGACGCCAACCAATGCCGGTGAGTCTCACGTTGAACGATTAATGGCTGAAATGAGCCTGACGTTTCGCTTCTATTTGCCTTGCCCTCATTGTGGCCACGAGCAAGTGCTGGAATGGGGCACTCCTGAAACCAAGTACGGTTTTAAGTGGGACAACAACGAAACCAGCATCGAGCGAAAATCAAAAACAACGTATTACGCCTGCGCTCAGTGTGATGATCCCATTTACTACCGCCATTTAAGTGCAATGCAAAAACGTGGTCGATGGATCGCGGAAGACTTTACCTGGACAAAAGACGGTCTTCACTTTTTTGATGTTGATGGTAACAAGACGGATACGCCAGTTAGTGTTGGCATTCACTGCTGGGCTGCATACAACACAAAAATGACAGACGGTTGGCGGGGATTAGTCCGCGAGTTTCTGACTAAGAAAAGTGATCCTTCAAAACTGAAAACCTTCGTCAATCTGATTTTAGGTGAGCTTTGGGAAGGGGAGCATCGTGATAAGCACGATTGGGAACACTTAAAAGGCCGCCGCGAGATTTGGTGGACGGGCGAACGTGCAAAGAATCCTGTTCCTGATCGCGCCGTTGTGTTGACCGCTGGCATTGATACCCAAGATGACCGCATTGAATTTTATATTTGGGCGTGGGGCGCGGGTGAAGAATGTTGGCTTGTTGACCATATCGTGGTGGTGGGCGATTTATCGAATGAAATCACCAAAGATGCCTGCGCCGCGAAACTGCAGACCCAATACGTGAAACAAAACGGCGAAATCATGGGAATTCGCATGGGGTGTTGGGATGCGATGGGACACAAAACCGATGATGTGTATGAAATGAGTCGACGCCTTGGTGTTTTGTGGATTGTGCCTATCCAAGGTGAAAACCGATACGGCAGACCTATTCAGTCTTTTCCGCGAAAGAAAACGAACAAAAAAGTGTATTTAACCAAGGTCGGGACCGACAACTCCAAAGCGTTGCTTTATGGCCGTTTGGGGATCATGCCGAAAGGTACCGAGCCTGTTCCTGGTTGTGTGCACTTTCCGGTTGATGAACGCATTGCTGGCGATGAATTTTTCAAGCAATTGTGCTCAGCCACCAAAAAACAAGAGATACGCAATGGCCGACGAGTTTGGCGTTGGGTGAAACAATTTCACCCTTTTGATGAAGCATTGGATGGGTGGAACTACGCCCATGCCGCATTGCGGATCTTGATTGAGCGATTTGGTCTCGAATTGAAAGAGCCCGAGACACAGAAGAGTAAGAAAAAACTCAGCATTAAAGAATTGTCAGAAAGAATGAGGTAAGCCGAATGACGTTACTAGAAAAACTGAATGAAGCCGAAGCGGCCTACCATGCGTTGCTTACCGGAACGATGGCGGTGTCGGTAAACAAAGATGGCCGCAAAGTTGAGTTTACTCGCGCTGATATCGATCGTTTAAGAAATTACATCGACAACCTGAAAATCGAACTAGGACTGAAATCGCATCGTCGTTCGCGTCCTGCAGGAGTGAGATTGTAATGTCAAAACGAGTCCTTTTAGCCGCCGATGGCCGCACTCCTTTGCGAGAGGCGGTGTATCGCGGAGGGAGTTCCGGTTTTGGTGGTCAGATGCGGGACTGGAATGTCCCGTCTCAATCGGTGGATGCGGCCCTTCTTCCTGTTTTGAAGCGAATGAATGCGCGAACGGATGATGTGGTTCGTAACAATGGCATTGCAGCCAATGGCATGCAATTGCACAAAGACCACATCATTGGCTCTGAATATCGTCTGAGCTACAAACCGAACTGGCAACTGCTCGGTTTAAAACTGGATAAAGGGTTTATTCGGGAAGTGGAAGCCATTTTTCGAGACATTGCCGAAGATCCCAATTGCTACATTGATGCGGAAGAAAAACGCACTTTCACGATGATGATGCGCGAGTCGATTGAAACGCATGCCTACAGTGGCGACATCATGGCGAAGCCGGAGTGGATCCCTCGCAGTTCCTCGCCCTTTTCTACCGCCATTCGTTTGATTGCGCCGCGCCGGGTATGTAACCCAGGCGGCGCGATGGATTCCGACAGCCGTCGTGCGGGGATTGACCTGAATAAAAATGGCGCCGCGCAGTTTTACCATGTGGCGGAAGGTGGCGATCGTTTTGGTTTTGGCCGAACGTGGCGCCGCGTTCCTAAGCGCCTGCGTAATGGCCGCTTAGGCTTCATTCATATCTTTGAACCAGTAGAAGGCGGACAAACCCGAGGCGTGAACCGATTTGTATCGAGCTTAGAGCAATTAAAAATGCTCGATACCTTACAAAATACGACGCTGCAGCGCGCCATTGTTAACGCGCAGTATGCGGTGAGTATCGAGTCTGAGCTCGGTTCACAAGAAGCGATGGAGTATCTGTATGGTGCCTCAAAAGATGGCGCCATTGAGCACATGCTGCTGAATCAGGCCGATTATTACTCAGCACAGAACATCAAGTTTAATGGGGTGAAAGCGCCCCATTTATTCCCGGGAGATAAATTCAACCTCCATTCTGCTGGCAATGCCGATAACGGTTTTTCCGCTCTGGAAGCGTCCATTATTCGTTATATCGCAGCAGGTTTGGGACTCGATTACGCGCAATTATCGAAGAACTACAGTCAGATGTCCTACAGCACAATACGTGCGGCGCACAATGATTCGTGGCGCTATTTCATGGGGCGTCGAAAAATCATCGCGAACCGTTTAGCGAGTCAGATCTTCGGATTGCTGTTTGAAGAAATGGTGCTGCGTAAATACATCACGCTGCCTGCCAAAGCCCGTTATTCATTTTATGAACGTCGCTCAGCATGGACGAAATCGGACTGGATTGGCTCTGGCCGTTTGGCGATTGATGGTTTGAAAGAGGTGAAAGAAGCCGTGCTTCGTATCGAGTCTGGTTTGTCTACCTATGAGCGTGAAATGGCTGTGCTTGGGGAAGATTATCAGGAAACCTTTGAACAACAAGTTCGTGAGATGGATGAGCGTAAGAAGAACGGGTTGCCACCACCGAGTTGGATGGCACTGCAAGCGTTAGCCCCTGATGAACAGGACGGAAAAACGGATGAATAATTATCAACACCTATTAACCAAAGCATTTAACACGCCACTGGCGGTGGATGTTTCCTATGCGCGCACGTTTTTTTCAGCGTTAGCGCATCGAATTGGTGGCGTTGCCAAGTTGGTGGATGTGAACGGCCACGAGCTGGATGCGCAGGCGATGCAAATTGAAGCGTCGTCGTTTAAAAAAGAGAGGCCAACCAGCCGCAACTATCAAGTGTTGGATGGTATTGCCATTGTCCCTGTGGATGGTTCTCTGGTTCATAAGTTGGGTGCGTTACATCCGTATTCGGGGATGACCGGCTATGACGGCATTTTGCGTAAATTGAATGAAGCTATGGAGGATGATGGCGTTCGCGCCGTGATGCTCGATATGGATTCACCCGGCGGCATGGTTTCCGGGTGTTTCGATTTGGCCGATGTCATTGCGAAATATCGTGAGATCAAACCTATCTGGTCGCTGGGTTATGACATGCACTGCTCGGCTGCCCAGATGATCGCCTCTTCGTGCTCTCGCCGTTTGATAACCCAAACTGGGATTGCGGGGTCGGTTGGGGTGATCATGGCTCATACCAATATCCAAAAAATGCTGGAAGAGCAGGGAACGGAAATCACCTTGATTGCGGCGGGTAAACATAAAGCCGATGGTAACCCTTATGAAGCGTTGCCAGATACGGTTCGGGATAAGTGGCAAACGCAACTCGAATCGCTGCGAACGATGTTTGCGACCAAAGCGGCCAATTATATGGGCAAAGACGTGGCCGAGGTATTAGCCACGGAAGCGCAAGTGTATGAAGGGCAAACCGCCGTAGATATCGGTTTTGCTGATGAGATAGTCAATGGCGCCGATGCCGTCGCTATCATGAGTGAGCATCTCTCTGCTCAAGACACAATAACAGTCGATATGGGAGCTACCATGACTAAACCAACAGATAACCCGACGGCCGAGCAAGGTAACCCACCTACGGCGGCCGTTGAGATACCAACATCACAAGATAAAACGGCGGCCGATATTGAGCGTGAGCGCGTGCTCGGTATTTTGGGGTTACCAGAAGCGAAAGGGCGAGAAGCGCTGGCGCATAAATTGGCGGGCAATCCAGCGATTGATGTGGCGATGGCCACCGAACTTTTGTCTGTGGCACCGGAAGCGAATGCGTCTGAAGCCGCCGCGCTGGCGGGC